ACCTGATGCATATATAAATTTTTATTTTTTGTATGACCTTGAATATATCCATTTGAATGACAGTACCAACTTATCTTTTTACCTTCATTTTTTTCTTTTTCAAATTCTAATATTTTATCATAACTTTCTTTTGACAATAAACATATTGTATCTTTTTCACAATACATTTTGTAAATATCATTTTCAATCCAAATCGGATTTTTTTCTTTTTTCATAGAAACATGTCCTCGAATTGTTGCTGTCGTAAAATCCATATTATATTATTTTATTTACTTTATTTAATTTCCATTTTTTAATAAAAAATTTTTTATAGGGTTTTTATTAAAATATTTCTTTTTTTAGTTTTTAATTATGTTTCTTTTTCTTTTTTTTAATAAAATGTAATAATACGTAAGTTTATTAATTACTGTACGCACTCTTTATCTCATATATTTCTACATGAGGAGGACTGTATCTTAAGCCTAATCAGGTTGCTTATACCTTCATTCTAGACCCATATCCGTTCAGTCTCTGACGCCCTACCATGAACTTTGCTATAACGTTTTTAGGTAGTTAGCATGCGGATTGTCCAATCTTTATTCTTATTACCGTACCCAAGTTTTTTCTCTTGGCCAGTTATAGTTTTCACATATAACTTTGGTAAATAAAGCTCTAAGGAGTTTCCCGCAACAAGATATGTCGCGTTTCTTTATTTAAAGAACACTAGCAAATAACCTGGGGAAATTTATCGTGGGTTTTAATGATTTATTGTTAATAAGAGCACGATATTTATTAACACATTTTGCTTTTTGGACCTTGCGTATTACTACATTAAGCCCACCCCTTTGCGTATCTCTTGTTTTCACAAGAGAATGGACTATACCTTAAGCCATCATTGAAAGTTGCTAATTTTCTCAGACCCACTCCATTATAGTCTCTGAACCTTTTCCATATACTTGCATTATCGTACTTAGGAATTTGGCTGCGGATTGTCCAATTTTTTTCGTTATTACTATGCCATAGGTCATTACCCCCGGTATTCTTTATTTTTTCAAATAAAAAAGTAGTAGAAAAAATTTCAGGATGTTCCCGCAATTTAGAAATGTTGCCTTTTTTCAAGACTAGTTGGTTATATAATACATTCTTTAGTCAAATGTATATTCGCATTACAATGTTTGCCCATAATAGTTTGCGAATATCTACTATGGCATCCAACTTTTGGGCACAGGTGTTTAAGTTTGCTAAAATTTTAATTTTCAGCACAAACTTTATGCCGCTCATAATTCTTAATACATTATAATTTCTTGCATAAACACGAACTTTGGCAGTTTTTGTTCCTTCTACAGTTGCGTTGGATAAAACTAATTGTAAAGTTGCATTATCTATTCTTGAAAAATTACATGTTCCAGATGGTTGATGTTCTTCTGGTCTTAGAGCAAAAGAATATACATTTATACCTTCATCTGGATTTCTTGTATGACATTGATAAGGTTGAACCCATGAAAAATAAGAACCTTCACGTTCTGAAAAACGATCTTGTCCATTTAATTGTAATTTTGCAGTTACAACTGGATTTTGTCCCCAACAATGTAAATATAATGATGTTTCTGTTAATACAAATGTTCCTGCATCTGATACTGTTGACCCACCTGTATGTCCATCTGTTCCTACATCTTGTAATGCTGTTAATGTTGTATTTGTTAAATAACTTGATGGAAATGGAACATTTGGACCTCCAAAATTTGTTTCATCATATGGATTATTTGCACCATTCCAATATCCCGTAAATCCTGGTGGAATATCGTAATCTAATGCACCCGCATCTGTAAACAAACCACGTGCATCAATATATGATCTACTATCTCTTGCAACTTCTGTTGGACCTCCAAATGCATGAACCGCATTTGGTAATGCATCTATTGCATCCGTATAATTAAATGGTTGTGCTCCTAATACTTTGAATAATAATGCATCACATGTTAATGATGAACAATAATCTACATTTTGATCTGGTTGAACTACCCATATTAATTCTGATACTGGATGATTGAAATTTAATTTTATCTTATTTGCTGATGAACCTACTGATTCATCTCCTGTAAATTGTAATTGGTCTATTAAATATTCATGTGCATTTTGCGCAAATCTACGTCTTTCATCTGTATCCAAAAATACATAATCTACATATATTGACGCCGCCACTAAAGATTGATTGTATGCTATTGATGCTGGTACTGGTCTACCTGGCACATATTGTGTACTTTGTGTTGGTGCAACGTTTGGTGTTGCACATGTTAGTGTTGTTACTGCCCATAAACACTCATCTATTGGTCTTATATCAAGGTTGATTTTCACTTCGTGGTACTGCACTTAGTCCCCCCAAAATTTCATTTGGAGGACAGACTATATCTTAAGTTATCATTAGAGTTGATTAGACTCTTCAAACCCATTACCGTTTAGTCGTTAAACATTTTCCATATCCTCATCATAACGGACTTAGGAACTTTGCTTTGGATTGTCCATTTTTGTTATTATTAAAAAAATAATAACTCTATACCGGGATTTATTACCTTACCTGAATTCTTTATTTTTCAGCCATAATAAACTTTCATTTACTACTTGGTATCCCAAAAATTGATTGTATTTTGAATTAAAACGACATACATTGATAACATTGTTAAATATTTGATAATGGTAAATTTTGTTATTTTTTGATCTATTTTCATAAATCGTTAATGGTTGTAAATTTGTCCAATGGGCACAGATTTTTTTTTCATTTTCGTCAGATAAATTAAATTGTGATAAGGGAATTATATGGTCTATTTCCCATACACTTCCATAATTATCCCAATTCATTTCTTTTTCAAAACGACATTGAAGCCATCCCATTAAAAAATCATAATTACATCCTAATAGTTCATAATAAGAAGTTTCAATACCTTTAACAGCTCTTTTTAATTGACCCCTTAAAATTATTTTCATTTTAAATTCCATATCTGTATGATATTTTATTAAAAATGTTTCCATTCTTTTAGGTCTATAAGCTAATACGTTTATTGTTCTTCTATCTTTTACTTCAGGACTATTGTACCATTGTTCCCAACGTGGTTTTATTTTTTCATGATAAACTTTTCTTTTTTCAACTTCTTCAGGTGTATTTCTGTATTCTTTTATACAATCTTTACACATGTATCGGTATCCATCTTTTGTATTTTTATCTTTATGAAATAAACTTACATCTTTTTCAATATTACATTTACCACATATCTTTTTTGTTATTGGAGAAAGATTTAATAATTGAATATTTTCAAGTGCTGTTTTTTTTGTACATTCTTTACATGATGTTCTTAGTCCATCACTATTTATTTTATATTTATAAAACATACTTATATCTTTTTCAATATTACATTTTCCACATATCTTTGTTGTCATAATATGTCGTTGTTTCATTTTAAAATACATTTCAATTTTTTTTATAGGTCTCTTAGGAGTTTCCCAAAATTTGATAATGTTGCGTCTTGTTAGTCAATAACAAGACACTAACGACTGATACTGATTGATATTATCAATCATTTGAGAATCTAAATGATTTCCCCTAAAACAGTGCTCAAATGTTTTAGGCATGTCGTTTTTCTGCCCTACAGTTTTCAAGGCAATTAAAGGTAATGCTAAACCTGGATTATTACAGAAAAAGAATTGTAATGGAATATATAGAGTTGTTTCTGGTAATGCATTACGTGGTGCACAAACTTGACGTGGTGCTAATGAATCACAAGGACCATCTACATCACTAAATGATGGATCGGTTATAAATGTTAATTGAGTTGTATTACCAACCATTTTATAATAACCTCTTTCTTGTTCTGCCGTCATTGTTAGTTGATTCCAAATATGCATCCAATCTCCATATTGTCTATCTATTCTTTGACCTCCTATCTCTATTTCTACTTGTGCTATTAATTGTTCTCCTGGAAAATCTAACCATCTTGCATATACACCGTTTCCAGTATTTGTTGAATATGAAGCAACACCCATCAATTGGTTAATCTCTGGTAATGTTACTTGTAAATATGTTCGACTTGCTAAATCTCCATTTCTACTAATTACACATTGAACTCTTCGTCCAAAATCTGCTTGTCCATTGAATGTTTGTTCAATTGATTCAATTGCAAAATTTGTATAACGTCTATATGTTACTTTCCAAAATGTCATCTGAGGATTACCTGTACATATCCATTTTACCTTATTTTTCAATAAGGATTAGACTATCTCTTAAAATGAATTTAATTTTAAATTCATCCGAAAACCATTTAGTCGTTGAACCTTCTTCTTTAATTATTTTTAAAGAAGCTTGGATGCTCATTGCCCATTCTAATAAAAATTTTTTTATTAAATCTTATTCATTTTTACTGTACCCAAGTTTTTCTCTTGGCCACATATTCCTCACAAAATATGTTTAGTAGAATAAGTTTTAGGGGTTTCAAGCAATTTGATTTTCTCACCAGAAAATTTAACATAATTAACTTTCCTGATTAACATCTGTGGGACTTTTTTTAACAAAGTATCCACTAAAGGGGTTATGAATATCTTATTTTTTCGGTATTCCCTGATGTTTTTCTACCCTACAGGTTTTTTAAGGTATACATCTTGTGCTCCGTATGCGACTAATTGCATTAATCCACCTCCCATGGTTATACTATCCATAAAGAAAATAATATATCTTTAAAACACATTAATTATTTTTTATCTTTATTCTCTTTTTTTTATTTTTTCTTTATTTTTTACGTTACATTTATATTACAAAAAAATTGATTTATGTTTTTCTTTTAGTTTATATAAAAATAAAAATGAAACTACTTTATTCTCTATTATTTATAGGAGTTGCACGAGGTACATTTATGTCATTATTTGGCAATAAAAAATTAATACATACACAATATGATGATGTATTAACTGATTTACTTGTATCAAATATTAATAGTATATATAATTTTTATTATCATGTTGTTATTCATACTGTTATATCACCAATATACTTATTATTTATTCCGTTTGCACATTTTAATATATATTTAATTAACGTAATTGAAAAATAATTATTTAATAAAATTGATTTAATTTTTTCTTTTTGTCTTATCAAAAAATTATTGTAATGAAACCGTACACATTATTTAAAAATTATTTAAAATATAGTTTTACTATAGGATTTATTTTAGGATTTCCCAGTGGAATTAATTATTATAAAGAAAATCAATATTCCATTATTATTCATAATCATAAATTATACGATGTTATTAAAAATATTAATTCCACAATTAATGCTTTCAATTTATTGGCATATTGCTTATTTTACGGAACAAAAAATGGTATTTTTATTTCTACTTTACCTATAACATTTCCTTTAATTATTTATTATAATAAATAAAAAAATTGATTCATTTTTTTCTTTTATACTAACAAAATTATTATAATGAAACCATACACATTATTAAAAAATTATTGTAAATATACTTTTACTACAGGATTTATATTATCTGATCCATCAAACAGATTTGTTAAAGATAGATATGTATTTTTTGGTTCTCCTAATCCAAATTTAAATAATGTTGTTTCTTCTATGAATAATATTATGATTTTTATTCAATATTTTCCTCATATTATTTATTATAAAACAGTTGATGCAATTATTACACCAATATGTCCAATTCTTATTCCATATTTTATTTATTTACATTTTATTAATAATAATAAACCTATTAAAAAAGATGAAAATTAATTTTTCAACTATCTAATAATTTATTTGTTCATATATTATAAAAAAAGATGAAACTTGAATTGTTAGTTATTACAATTTCTTTTTTCTTTATTTATAATACTTGGTATGACAATAAAATTATTAATATTTTTCATCATTGGAAAAAACATATTAAAATTGCCATCATTATTCTTTGTGCCTTTCTTTTTT